ACTGATTCACAGCTTCTTTTATCTGATTCGTTGTGTTGGTAATGGTATTTGTGATCGTATTCGTCGTGTTGGTTATCTGGTTACTGATATTGCTAACAGTGTTACTAATATTTGTAACAACGTTTTTAATAATGGTTGTATTACCTGCTGACACAGACCCCGACTGATCAGATGGAACATAATTAGACCCAACATCAATAAGACGAACCGGATAAAACTGAGTCGATTTTTCGGGATACAAGAAAAAATAAACTTCATCAGCAGTCATTCTTGCAGGAGATTCAAATGTAAAAGTTAATAAGCCAGAATCCTGATTGAAATTCGATACATTATACAAGACTCCGTTATAAGATACCACCGCCCGATTCATCAGTATGCCAGATTTAAAAGATACATTATATTCAAATCCCCGTTCAAAATATACCCCGTCTACAGGCGAACCGGTAAGGCCAATCTGCATATAATTTTTAGGTTCAGAATAGAACGGATAAATATCATGATAAGGGATAACGCCTATACCAATCGGAAAATATACACGAGCAAGCAAAACATTATTTGCCCCTTTATATAAACCAGATAACGATAACCCCGATGGAGCGTTATCTGTCTGGATAGATAAAGACGATAACATAGTAACACCGCCAGTTCCAGAAATAAGTATACCAATCTGATTTACCTGTCCCTCAAACATAACAGGCAGATGCAATTCAGCCCAACCACCAGATAATACAGTAAATAAATCACTAAATTCAGCATTTACATATTTAGTAACACCAGAAGTATAACGAATCTGTAATTGACAACTCGATACAGTCCAAGGATTCGAAATTTTAGCCTTTATATGCAAACCAGAACCGCACTCAAAATAAGAACCCGTTGATGTAAAACGCATCAAAAAATTTTTAGACCAAGCAGGCGCACTAGAACCAGAAGAAACTAATTGACCATCACTATAAGCATTAAATGTATAACCAACATTTGTACTCAGCATCATAATATCATTTTCTGAATTACTGCTAGATGCGGTATCCGCCCACGTTAAAGAAGCTACGGACAATGACAAATAGCAGATACATAGTACAAAGGAACAGAAGCGCTTTAAATTCATAATTTTTCACCCCCTCAACGAGTACAGGGTATATGTCACCGATATCTGAATAGACGATATAGTTTCCGGCATTTAAACTAAACGTTCCCTCATTACCGGAAGACAGGACATAATCACGGGTATCATAGGTAATATACATCATGTCAGTGCCAGTAAAACGGTTACCGTTACAGACCAGATTTTCACCATAAACAAGCCGATATATGTATTGGGATTGACGGAACAGGACATAATGAGAACTAGGAGAAAGTTTCTCTGTCATACCCCTGAAATATGTCAGTACGCTTGTAGAGATCGAACCATCATAGACACCAGAATACGATGACATTACCTGTATATTATAAGTAGCAGAAGAGGGCGACGCTTCCGAAGGAGAAGCAACCATTTCCTGCCATGATTCAAAATCTAAATTGTTTATTTCACCGGAAACCGGAGACGGAACATTATCCAGAGTTTCGGAAGAATCCGGCGCGTACACCTCATAATCAGCCGCAAACACCGGAGTACACCCCATAACAAAAAGAACCAAACTAAATAATACAACATATATTAACCTCCTCATAAGTCAATCCGCCCCTTAAAGGCCATACCAAGAAACAGGTTTACAAGCCGCTGACCTAACGCAAATACAACCGCATAGGGAGCCGCATAACCTACCACTATTGCAAACAGTTCAATCGCTTCTTTCATCAGCTTAATTTCCTCCCGTTCCATTCTTTTTTATAACGCTTCATCTTTGCATAGGTATCATAACTGTCATACAGATCAGGATTATGAAACCAATAAAATTTCTTAACCGTATCCGTAACTAAATGACCATCTTTTTCAGTCGATTTCGAACCGTCAATCAGTGTATTAATCTGCAAAATCTTACAGAAGTTTGCACACAATACTACGTTACGAATCTGCTCCCGAAATGGTTTTGCAAGACGGCCATAGACCTGACTTGTACCTATGATATGCTTTCGTTGTTTCCTCTGCTGAGAAACCTCGACCATAACCTCGATATCAATGTTTTTCGACTCTAAAGAGTTAAACTCCAGATGAATTTCATCGATCAGATAGATCACACCGTAATAACCGTTTTCAATATTCTTTAAACAGTTAAGGCCGTCATATTCAATCACCTGAGTATCAAGATTAAGCCCCTCGATCTGAACATTCGTACATAGAATAGCACGAGGATATTCATCACATAATTTCCGCACATACTGAACAGCGGAAAGCGTTTTTCCTGACCCCTGTTCACCACAAAATATAAGCAGTCCCTCCGGTTTAAAGTAGTTCGGGTGAGACTTTAAAAAGTCATGATTATGCTTCATAACACGTGCAATATTAACCGGATTTAAACTGCCGTCTAATAAATTTGTTTCCATACAATCACCGCCTTGTTAAAAAAATGTCGGGGCTTTTAAACCCCGACAGGAGAGTACTACACAGATAATTTTCCCTTACGGAAAGCGGCCATAATGGTTCTGACAGCCTTACGTAATCCCCACCACATAAAGACCAGACCGATACCAGCGGCCATAAAAGTAGCAAGAGCCGCAATAATGGTACTTACGGAAATCTGAGCGGTAAGGTTCGTAATCACAGGCGCCCAGTCAGCGGCAGTTACAGACCCAGACGAATCAGCCGCAAAGGCAGGAACGCACATAGCTACAGACATTAACCCCGTAGCAACTGGAAGTGCACGATACTTCCTTAAAGCATTTTTCAGTTTCATGAGAGAATACCTCCTTAAATTATTTTATAATCACGGCAGTAGCCGTAATCAGCGCAAAATAAAAACAGATTATCAAATCATATGTAAATACGATCTGGTAATCTGTTTTTGGTTCAACTATTCGTTAAAGTTCCACTTGTTGCGAATAGTTTTCGACGCGCGACATTCATTCTCACGTGGGAGCGCGTCTGTATGAACACTATTTGCAAAAGTTGATTTTAACGAACTAGTTGAACCTACTCTACATATATTACCAGAACCCCGTCTATTATACAAGAACGTATTACCTCACAATTTCCATACCAATTTACCATTTGAGATTGTGATGCACTGAGATAATCAAACCAGTGTTTTGTCTTGCGGCGGAGTGATAGTTGGCCGTCATAATGCAAGCCGTTCAACAACGTTTTTACTACCATTTACTACCTCACGGAACGGTATAAATTCACCATCTAAAACCGTTCGAAAACCATCTTTAGTTATTTCAATATGGCTTTCCTGAATACCCTCATAAGTATACTTTTTAACCTTATGAATACGTCTTAAAAACGCTAACCAACTGACAGATTCATCTAGCTGAACAGCCGGATACTGTTTCGATAACGGAATATTAGTGATGATATAAACCTTAGTATAACAGGCATATTTATTTGCGTATCGACACGGCAGTTCTACCGGATAACCCTCGATCAGTGTAAGCATTTCCGTGAACCGGATAGAAGAGCGGAATTCCTCAAATATTACAACGTCCTGATTCTTATAACCATCGAACGGGTGAAGATAATCTGTTACACGGAAGACGTTTGAATAACCATATTGTTCCATGATCGAACGGGTCTTTCCTGAACCAGTATCGCCGTATATGTATTCCACCTGTACATCACGCCACTGATTTTTATACTTTTCCTGTATAATTGTCTGACGCGTCATTTCAATCTTATCGAGATTAAGAAGTGCTTCAGGCATTTGTTCCATGATTTCATAGTTCGTCAGCCCGTCTTTAATCATTCCGTATAAATCGTCCAAATCGTTTCTTTTACCCTGCCTTTCAATCGGCATTTCCCCGTATTCCTCAAAGGTTCCGTCTATGCACGTTTCATGTTTCCGGTCATTCAGCCATTTACCAGTTTTGGAAACGTACTGCATATTCTGTTCGGCGGTTCCTTTTGCCATTTCAAAGTGTGCACCCTCAAACTGTTTCTTAAGAGTTGAAAAACGGATACCGGAACTGCCACACAGAAAAACGTGTGTATGATACGTCTGATTCTCGCCTATTTCATCGGCCATGCAGTAGTAGATCACCGAGGACATGGAAGCAAGAATACTGTTTAACTTCTCATGCGTAAATCCCTTTTCAACGGGATTGTTAATTGTCAACTGCCATTTACGTGACTGGCTGTCTTTTACATTTTCACCCATGCTTATTTCCCCTTTGTTTGATTTTTGCGACGGCGACAGAAGTGACAATGTGCTGTCGCGGACTGGCAAGCCCCGGTTTTAAAAGGTTTGTTGGTGCTTGCGACAGAAGTTCCGGGTAATACTATACCGGAACTTCCTCACTCACGGTAACACCGTGAATGTGGGCCCCCCGGCGATGCTCCCACATTCCGCCCGTAGTTACGTACGCGTGCGAGGGAAGCCGGAGGGGAAGGTAAACAAGGAAATACAAGGGGAATCGGCCATCACTACTTACCGACTACTTCACAGCCGCATACAAAGCCACGGTTATTATACTCGATATCAACGATCTGACCAATCGCCAGATCTTTGATACAGGGAAGATGCAGATTATCAGAGATAAAAATCTTATCAACTGCCGTCCCCAATGTTTGGGCATCAGAAAAAGAGGTATGTAAGGTTACACCTACTACCGGATTCCCTGTTTTCCTGCTTACGTAATCAACGTTCTGAATACCTAAAATTTTAACTTTCATCTTTTTTTCTCCTTCTATATTTTATTGTCAATGTGCCAGACACCCGTATTTCTGAAATAGCTCCGTCAGACTTCCAGATGTAAGGCCATAAAGACCGACACGACAGCGGCGGATTTCTCGATAGAATACCGTCATAACAAACAGCTTGAACAAGGAAATATAAACGGGCTTGACATATCCATACAGTGAGTTTTTCTATAAGACTTTGGCCTTCGATGAAGCTTGACATATACAGATAGTGAGTTTCCGTCTTAATCCTCCACTCACTATTTCTCATACGGGCTTGTGACCGTCAACGGCTAGTTTAAAGGGGAGAGGGCTTAAGCCCCCACCTCACTATTTGCATTTTCTAAAGCACGCGATAGATTAGTTAGAACAACGAATTTAGAACGCCATTCCTCAACCAGTGCCGCGTCACCAGATTCAAGAGCATCAACATATCTTTCCCTAGCCTGCCGATTCCAAGATTCTAAAACCTCTTTTTCCTTCTTTGTCATTTTTTATTTTCCCCTTTCTTTTCCCTGAACCATTTGTTATACTTAATTTAGATAATCCCTACTATGTACATAGTATATCACATTCCTATTACTATGTACATAGTAATAATGACGAATTATAGAGCCCCATTTTGTAAACTATGTACATAGTAATAAGGAGAAGAAACCATTGAAAAAATCAGAATACGACAATCAATATGCCAAAGAAAACTATGATCGAATTATAGTTCAAGTAAAAAAAGGAAAAAGAGAAAGTATAAAAGCATACGCAAAAAAGAACGGATATGACAGTCTAAACGCATATATAAATACGCTTATAGATAAGGACATGAAAGCAGGAGAGAAGAGCATAAATGTCCACCACAATAAAGGCGTTATCATAGGCGATAACGGCACGATTAACATGTCAGAAGAATAAAGATCATTAATTCATGAAGCAGGTCAACACCTCATTTATACGCTGAACATAATCATTTAAAATAACAAATTGATTTAGCAAATCGGTATCTAAATTAGGCATATCCTTTGCGTGTTCGCAAAAAATATTTGCAAGCGTTGTTAAGTGGGAAAGCAGTTCCATAAACTCTATTTCATCATCAGACAATTAATCACCTCCATAAAGACAGCCACGGCGCGCGGTCGGGCCGCTTGCGCCGATGGCATAACATTCTATTCAATACCTAAAAATGGTATTTTCCTGACAATGAACATAGTGAACTTCCAGACATGTTCAAAGTTAATCACGATCAGCAACACAGGCAGTAAAACCTTAACCATATTTAGATCGACAAAGACACCTAATAGCCCCATAGAACCCTTTATATACCCGAACAATTCATCTATGACAGACGTGACAGAAGAGGGCATGTCAGGCAGATTTATCCACCCGAATATAAGCTTTATCAGGCCGCCTACAAGATTTAAAACGGATTCTAATATCATGAACGCAACACCTCCTCAAACTTACGATACATCAATGAAAGCAATGCACCGATCATAATGACGTTACCAACAAAGTAAAGTTTATCCTGCAAATCTTTACCAAATTCAGTATCAAATATTTCTATTCTGACAGTTTGAGCAGGAATCAACACGGTTCCTTCCCATTGAATCTCAGGGAACGGTATACCTGCATTCGATGAATCAGCAGAAACAACTATATCAATCAGGTTTACAAGCAGATCAACAGGCAACATAAGAAACCCTAAACGTTCATCAAAGAAGGAATACATATCATCAAACCACGTCTTAAAAAAATCGTCAGAAGGTATAAAAAGAGACTTCAAACCGTCTATAATCCCCGTGATAATTCCCGTTTTTGTATCCTCCAGTTTATCTACAACGGCCTTTTGCATATCATCTATTTTTTTCTGAGTTTCCTTGCCAACACTATTAATTGTACCGTTTACCTCATTGACTTTATTCGTCACAGTCTGAGATATTTTTTCAGCAGATTGATTCACGGAATCTTTTATCTGATTCGACGTATTAGTGACTGTTTGTGATATCTGATTAGCCGACTGATTCACAGCTTCTTTTATCTGATTCGTTGTGTTGGTAATGGTATTTGTGATCGTATTCGTCGTGTTGGTTATCTGGTTACTGATATTGCTAACAGTGTTACTAATATTTGTAACAACGTTTTT